TCTTTGATAACTTCTTAAAAGGCCGCACAGAACTCAAGGACGGAAAGCCTGTCGTTATAGATGGTTATGAACGACACAATGTTACAGAATGGGCAAAAAATTCTTTATCAAAAGATCATGCCTATTTGCTAAAAAATCAACCCGCAACAGGTTCAGGAGCGCCCGTTGCTAGAACTGGCGGAACTCAAGTAAACACAGGCGAGTTTGATCCTGAATTAATGCGTAGATTAGCAAACGGCGAACATACTGTTGAACATGAAATATTTAAAAAATATGGCAGGGAAGGTTGGCAACGTGCAAAAGAGCTTGCAAAGAATTACAAATAACAGAAATAGAGTTAATATATAAATAACTATTCAAAGCTGCGCTGAGAATGTTAGGGCTGCGCCCATACCGTTAAACATTTTTATAGGAGTTATCTATGGCGGTTTTACGCTCAGATATAATAATTCCTGAAATTTTTACGCCATACGTTATCGAACAGACAACACAACGCGATGCTTTCTTGGCAAGCGGTGTGGTTCAGCCTATGGCGGAGCTTAATGCTACTGAGGGAGGAGATTTTGTCAAGGTTCCTTTCTTCTCAGCAAACCTTTCAGGCGATTTTGAAGTTCTTTCTGATTCTTCATCATTAACACCCGGCAAAATTTCAACCGATCAGCAAATCGGCGTTGTATTACATAGGGGTCGTGCATTTGAGTCAAGAGACTTGGCTGCATTAGCTTCTGGCGCTGACCCGATGGCTGCAATCGGTCAGAAAATCGGTGCTTATATAGCAAACCAAAGACAAAAAGATTTATTCTCTTGTCTTTCAGGTGTATTTGGTTCAATTAATGCAAACGACAGCAACTCAGCTTTCTTTGGCTTAACTATTGATTCTGAATCAGGCGATAGTCCAACAGCACTTTCACCTCGTCATATCGCAAAAGCAAGAGCTTTACTTGGCGATCAAGGCGATAAACTAACAGCTTTGGCTATGCACAGTAAGGTTTATTATGATCTAGTTGAAAGAAATGCGATTGATCGTATTTATGACAACAATGGTGATGCTGATACAGGCGCAACATCAGGTACAACAGCAAACGCTTTCGGTAGCCCAACAGTTCCTACATTTATGGGATTAAGAGTTATCGTTTCTGATGATGTACCAACAACAGGTTCAGGCGCTTCAACAGAGTATTCGACTTATGCATTTACGGCCGGATCCGTAGCATCGGGCGAGCAGGCAGGGTTGACAACAGAAACAGACCGCGACATTCTCGCAAAGTCTGATGCTATGTCAATCGACTTGCATTACACATACCATCCCGTTGGTTCTAAGTGGGCTGTTACTACAACAAACCCAACAAGAGCGCAACTTGAAACTGTAGCCAATTGGTCGAAGGTTTACGAAACAAAGAACTTAGGAATCGCTAGGATTACTAACGTATCTAATCAAGATTAGAGGTAATTTATTATGCCATCACAATTTGAAGCGGTTGCGGGTTCTGCACTTGGTTATTCTGACGATGACACAGGTTCAGTTACGCAAGCTACAAACAAGGGTACAGGAGTTACTCTTAATAAGCCTTCAGGGGTTATCACAATGAACGACGCGGCTCTTGGGGCTGCGGGAGAAGTTTCTTTTGCTGTTACAAACTCAACTTGTACTGCAAGCGATAACATCATTGTCAATCACGCAAGCGGCGGTACAGCAGGGTCATATCTTGCTCAAGCAAATACAATCGCTGCGGGTTCTTTTGCAATCACAGTTACAAACGTTTCTGGCGGTTCATTAAGTGAAGCCATTGTTCTTAATTACAAAATAATTAAGGGTTAAATGGGATTGTTTGCTTTTAAGCGAATAAGGGAAAAAGAAGCTGCCGTTGCGGTGGCTTCTATTCCTACAAAAACAAAAAAACGTAAATCAAAATCTAAGGTCGACAATGGCGATAAGCATAACAGCAACAGCGGGAAGCGCGTCAGCAAATAGTTACATCACACTTACAGAAGCAAATGCAATTGTAGATGGGCTAATTGTTGATGATGACGTAGCGGCGTGGATTGCTGGTTCAACAAGTGATGATTATAGAAATAGGGCTTTATTTACGGCGGCAGTTAGAATTGACCGCGAAAGATTTTTAGGGGCAAGGGCAACAGATACACAGGCTTTACAATGGCCACGAACAGGAGTTAGAAAACCAGACACTTATGTAAATACTTATGCTGTCGGATTTCCTTTCCGTATAACAACAGATTATTTTACAGATACTGAAATTCCTGATCAAGTAAAAAAAGCGCAGGCAATACTAGCTGTTTATTTGAATAATAATCGGGATGGATTAGGATTAAGTGGACTTGAAGATTTCTCTAATGTACAAGTCGGATCTGTAAATGTAACGCCAAACTTTTTCGGATCAACTGGCGCAGATCGCGTTCCGCCATTATTTGAACGCTATTTCACAGGCTTACGGATTAGTGGGCCGGGTAACATTTCAATCAAAAGGAGTTAATCAATGTACAACGCAGATCCAGATTACACACTTGGCGGGGAGCTAATCACAGACACAGCCGCACATACAGGCAGATTTAAAAGTATTTTTTTTAAAGAAGATACACAGATCAACACGGCTTCACATAATTATTCAGGTAATTCAATTGATTCTGAAACTTTTTTAGCGGGTCAGACAATTTATGGTGTATTCACTAGCATCACATTATCAAGTGGCGCATGTATCGCTTATAAAATCTAATGGGAATATCTTCAGCACTTAAAAAGGTTTTAACTAATAAAAAACTTTCTGCTGATATTACTTTTAGAAGTATTTCCGTGGGTTCTTATAATACAACGACAGGTGTTATTGCAGAAACAAACACAGATACATCTATTAGGGGTGTTTTAGAAGATATTAATTTGCGGGAAGTTAATGAATTAGTTGAAGCAAATGATAAAAAAATTCAAATCGCTGCCGCAAGTTTATCTTCTACACCGACAACCAAAGATAAAATTATTGTTGATTCTGTAACTTATTCGATAATAAGAATCGAAACAAATCAATTAGCTAATGAAAAACTTACTTTTGTTTGTTATTTAAGAACATGAGAAAAATACGCATCGACCAGATTGGGGATTATTCAGAAGAACAAATCAATACTTTGTTATCTGTTGCCGTATTGACGGGTGATCGTATTGTCAAAGAAGGATCGCCTGTTGATTCAGGAAGGCTTGCGGTTTCTTGGCAGATAGGAGAAAACGCAGAAGGGGGCGCACCCGCCCCAGAAGGTCAATATGGATCTTCTGGAAAAGGAACTGTTGTTAAACCCCCGAAAACTTTAAATTATCAATTAGGGAAAGAAAATTTTAAGAAAAAATATCATATACACAATAATGTTCCATATGCTGAACCTGTTATGTTTGGAACAAGTTTGCCGCCTTCTTGGGGTGGTACTTATAGAAGTAAACAAGGATTACAAGCAAGACATCTTGATTTGTTAGCAAAAGAACTTGCAAACGAAATTCAAGATTTATATAACCAAATCAGGGGGAAATAATGGCCGCAATAGATTTAAATACAGTTAGGGCAACAATAGAAGCAAGAGTCGCGACAGAACTTGCAAGTAGCCCCGCTATCCCTGTTGTTTTTCATAATATGTCGTTTGATAGTAGTGCTGTAACAACCTTTGTTCAATGCCTTACAACATTCGGTGAAAGTAATTATCTGACGCAGGGAAATGCGGACGGATTGAACCGCGTGAATGGAATTGTTGTTTTTAATATCTTTACACCGCAAGGAATAGGTTCAGGCGACAACTACACAATCGGCAAAAGGTTGCGGAATTTGTACAATCGAATTACAGTTTCAAGTGTGATCTTCGATGCCCCAATCGGGCCGGAGGTCGTTAACAACCCAAATCCACAAGGTCAATTTGAAACACAATTGCGGATGACCTTTGAAATTTTCGAGGAACTTTAATGGAAATTACAGAAAAAATGCTTGATGCAATTGAAGCTGTAAAGGGTCGCCGTGACCCTGCATATTGGGATGGACGTTGCAGGCGATATATGGAAAAGCAAGAAAAATTAAAAAAAGATGTAAAAAAGTCAGATAAGAGTTAATATATTTATAAATAGATTCTTTTTTTGTTATGGCTATCAAGGGCGATGTTGGAAAAATCATGTTTGAAAACGCTGGAGGAACTGAAGCTGACGTTGGACAAACAAGAAACTGGTCTTTGTCTATAACAAAGGACACGATGGAAACAACAAAACAAGGCGATACATTTAAAACAAATATCGGCGGTTTAATTTCTGGCGAGGGTTCAGCAGAACTTCTTTATAATCCATCAGAAACAGGCGCAGGCTATACAACATTTATTGATGATGTATTA